GTTACTAATATCCCTATTGAGAAAAAGGATGGTGAGTCTGCTAAATACCTAATAGCTTACGATATTATTAAATCTTTTGTTAACAGCTATCAAACATTTAATGGGGAATCTGGTGTAAAACAATATAGATTTAAACAACTAAAATCAGGATTTTATATTTATGCGGATATTGTTGGTTTAAATGGTAAAGTAATTAAAAATAAATTAAAACTTCCAACATATGATTATGATAATTTCCCAACCCAACCAGTTTTTGGTGAAGCGTCTTTCATATTGCGCTCGGATACTATTATAGAAGCTGCTAAAAAAGTTCTTTTTGCAGTAAATCCTGACGAACAGCGTGCAAATTTGCGTGGCGTTTACGTATCCTTTGATAAGGACAACATTAGTTTCGTTGGTACTAATGGTAAAGTCTTATCTGAATATATGACTGATAACCATACAGATATTCGTGATGAGGCTTTTCTTTTTCCACATGGTTTTTTCAATAAACTTGCTAGATTGTTGAATGCTAATCAACAAGTTTTTATCCATAGTACGGATAATCTGATTATGTTTAGTTTCGGCGTTACAAAATTTTATGGTCGCCGCATATTAGGTGCGACATATCCAGATTACAAATCTCTTTTACGTAATTACGCTAATATAGTTTCTATAGATAAAGAGGAACTATTGGCTATGTTAGGTCCACTAATGTTCACTTTAGATAAGGATGACAATTTCCGCTTGACATTATCATTAGATGGTGGTATATTAAAACTGTCTAATAAGTTGTCGGACGCTGAAATAGTTTTAGATGAACCAGTAAATAATCCTTTTGTTATAGACTTAAGCGGTGAGATTCTTTCAAAAGTATTGACCACTATTAAAGATGAACGTATAAACATTTATTACACTGATGAGAATTCGGTTATACTATTTGATTCCGCCGCTTTTGAAAATCAACGTAGCCTTATTGCTCCAATTAAACGTGCACAATGAGAAAAGATTTAAACGATTTACTTTTTGAATTAAGAAAAGCCTTATCGGCTTTTGACTCGGAAGACTTATTTTCTAACGATGGTGCTAGAGAAAAAGTCTTGGCGGAGGCATGCATAAAATATCTAAAGTTTTTTAGGTATAGGGTATTTTCTCCAGTCGTAGTCAGACAAGAGTATACTAAAATAGACCAACTTCGTGACCTTTTTTACTCTTTAGCCAAGTATCATTATGGTGATAAGTTTATGCTAGGTAGTAGGGGTCTTGCGGCTGATAGGGCTGCTATAAAAGCTTTTGTTGAATCACGTATGCGGGCTGAAGATATAAGTAGGAAAGAGGCTTTAAATGAGTGTGCTTTAGTTATACAGGGTGCTTTTGAGTATAAAGAGCTTATAGGTCTTGATGTTCAATTAACGTTGTCCATGTTTATTCCAGGTAAATTTTCTTGGTTTGTAGACAAGGTAATACAACTCATGAATGAGCATTTAGAAGAACGCTATGATGAAAAGGTGGACGATAGGTTGGAGAAGTTAGGTTTGAATTGGGATATGTTTTAGGAGGTTATGATGGCCGCAAAAAAGAAAACAGAAGAAAAGAAAGTTAGCGCAAACAAAACAAGTAGTTTTGATATAGCTAAGAAAAGTGTGTTGAAGAAATACGGAACTATTTTAAAGACTATGGCTGAAAAAGAGCAAGAGTCTATTGAGACTATCTCCTCGGGATCGCTTGGATTGGATGCTGCACTCGGTAGGGGTGGGTTTGCTCTTGGCCGTATCTATGAGCTTTACGGACAACCCTCAAGTGGTAAGAGCACACTAGCTATGAGCGTTATTGCGGAGGCCCAAAAAGTAGGTAAAAACTGTGTGTTTGTGGATGCTGAACGTGGTGCCGATCCAGAATTATTCAAAGCTATGGGAGTAGATAACTCACAACTCACAGTGCTTGAGGGTTTTTCTGGTGATGAGAATCTGGATGCTTTAGAGGTTTTAATAAAAACTGGAGAAGTTGATGTAGCTGTAGTGGACAGTGTTTCATCCTTAATTCCTAAAGCTGAAGCCGATGCTCAGATGGATGACCAGTTTATGGGACTATTAGCTAGACTTATGAGTAAAGCTATGAGAAAGTTTGTTCCAATCATTGGTCGTACTAACAGTTTACTAATTTTTATAAACCAAGTACGTAATAAAATAGGTGTTTATGGAGATCCAGAAACGACTACTGGTGGTGTAGCTTTAGACTTTAATGCTACTGGTCGTATCAAAGTTTCTGGTGGAGACACAAAGTCTTCTTTGATAAAAGACGATATAACAGGGGAAATAGTAGGCCACTACACTACTTTCTTTATAAAGAAGAACAAGCTGGCCAAACCGTTTACGTCTCATAAGGTTCCTCTGATTTATGGTGTTGGCTACGATAAGCGTTGGGAGCTTATGAATCTTGCTGTGGACCTTGGTGTGCTAGAACGTGCTGGTGCCTGGTTTAGGTACAAAGGTAATTCGGTGGCCCAAGGCGAAAAGAATATGCTAGAGTTGATAAATAGTGATCCTGCAGTTCATGATGAATTATACACACAAGTTAAGGAATTGTTGGGACTATAGTCTGGGACATAGGTGAAAGCTAGTGAGTTATATAGCTGATGCTGTCTATCAGTGTTTAAAAGAAGTATTTCCGAACAATGTTATAATCAGGGAGCACTATTTATATTATAAGGGTACTAGGTTATTTTTTGATTTTTTCATAAAAGATTTGGGCATTCTGATAGAGGTACAGGGGGAGCAGCATTTTAAGTATATAAAGCATTTTCATGGCAGCATAGAAGCTTTTAGGGCCCAGAAGTATAGGGATAATTTAAAGAAAGAATATGTTGATGTTTCCCCGTACACTCTTGTTTATTTTTATGATAAGAAAGACATTATAACATCCGAACTAGTTTTAGCTCGTATAAAGGAGGCTATGGATGAGTAGTATTATAAAATTGGGTACTAAACATAATAAAGATTGTTCAGACTGGGTACCATTGCCAGATGGTACTAAGACGGGTGACCCAAAATACTGTGGTTTGAGTCGTCAATGTAAGCAGTTAGGTATGAAGTCAGATTGGTATCGTTTTTATGACCACTCCACTGGGGAACATAGTTTTGATTATTTTTGTACAGGTATGTATGTTAAGCAGGAAGAAAAGCTTATTGATGATGAGGTGTCCTAATGCACACATTCTTACATGCTAATCCCGATAGGGATTTTATAAAACAAGCTTTTAGTTTGGATGTGCGTAGGCTAGAGTCAGTCCCGAGTGCTGATTTAAGTAAGTATATAATAGGATTGTCCCAGTACCTGATATACTTCAGGAGCCAATATAATAAGGTATTAGTTCAGATTAAACAGAAACAACGTTTTATAGAAGCTACAGTGTATCAGATGTTGACGAAGGAGCTTTTAAATGAGCATAAAACAAAAAAGGATGCAACGGAGTTTATAATTTCAAGCAGCCCAACGTTAGCACAAATACGTGAAGATTTGGATATACTTAAAGATGAGGAACTACTTATGAATGGGATAGACAAAACTATTACAGAGCTTATAGTATCCCTAAAAAGGGAAATGACTCGTAGAGAGCATGAGATGGATGAAACAAGAACTTCAAGGAGATTCTAATGGTTTTAGAAGAGATACGGGATATTCTTAAGGAGCCAACGTATGAGCGGGCGCTTCTTTCGTATGTAATCAACAATGTGGATAACTACTATGATATAGTAGCTAAGGTAGATAGTTCCGATTTTCTACATGAGTCTAACGCTGTTATTTATGAGGCAATAGCAAAACTTGTTAGATCTGGCATCAAGGCTTTTGATGTACCTTTGATTGCTGAAGAACTTGACAAAAGCGGGGACTTGTCTAATATTGGTGGTTTGTCGTATTTAGAAAGTTTGAAAAATTTTAGGCTTTCTTCTATAAATATTGATGCTGCCATGAGTAAAGTTGTCGAGGCTTCTACTAAGTTTCAATTATATAAAAAACTTCATGAAAGCCAGTTAAGTATTTTATCAGCTTCTAATACTAGTGAAGACTTGATTTCTAGAGTAGAAAACGATGTGTTGACTTTAGCTTCATCATCTCTTGCTGTATCAGAACCAAAAGATCTTGCTGATGGGTTGGAGGACTATATAGAGTCACTTAAGGATACTAAAATAGAAATTAGTGGTATAGATGTTGGGTATCCTATACTAACCAAACAAATAGACGGTATGGTTCCTGGGACTCTTTTTGTGGTTGCGGCACGTAAGAAACAAGGTAAGAGTGCTTTACTTACTAACATGGCTTTACATGTAGCTGTTAATCTAAAAAAACCTGTTTTGTATATTGATACAGAGTTAACGTTTAACGAATGGCGTAACCGTGCTTTAGCTATAGTATCTGGTGTTCCGGAGCGTGTTATTAAACACGGCGGTTACTCAAAGAAAGAATATGAGATGCTTGTAAAAGCTGTAAAGCGTGTGAAAGAATCTAAAATTTTCCATGAGTACATGCCTGGATATACAGTAGACAGATTGGCTGCTTTGTATAAGCAGTATAAGTTTAAAGAAAACATAGAAATGGGTATCTTTGACTATATCAAAGAACCTGATTCTGTTTCTTTAGATCGTAGCAGAAAGGAATATCAAATACTAGGGGATGTTACTACAAAACTCAAAGATCTGGCTGGGCAACTTGATATACCTTTTCTGACAGCTGTTCAGTTGAGCCGTGCTGGAGATATAGCGGATAGTGATAGAATAGCACGGTACGGCGATGTTATAGCTCACTGGTCTATTCTAGAAGAGAGTCGGGAACCAGATGCTGATTTGAGTTTAGGCACCAATAAATTGGTGATAAAAGACACAAGACGTGGCGGAGCTACTCCAGAAGAAGGTATAAGGTATATATTCCGCCGCCGATCATTAAGGATTGTGGAAGTTGAGCCAAGTAAACAGGTTATAGATTACACACGGGATTATGATGCAGAACTTACACCAGAATTACCGGAGGAAACCGCTAAATATGATGACTCCACAGAGTTACTATAGGAAAAATAAAGACCGCGAACGTCTTGAGTTGATAAAAGAATATACTGATATAGGTACTCTTTTGGAAGCTCTTGGGGTTGGTGGGAGAATAAAAGAGCGTAAAAGTGAGTTTCGTGGTCCGTGCCCTGTACATGGTGGAGACAATAAAACTGCTTTTGTGTTCTTTAAGGATAGTAAAAGGTGGGAATGCTTTTCACATAAATGTGATGAGGATTATAGTAATGATGTGTTTGGTTTTGTGATGGCTATACGTAAGTGTTCTTTTTTAGACGCCGTCAAATTCGTCGAAAGTATTACTCCTATAGCCAAAGACCCTAGTAAGTATCGCCGGTATCGCAGGCGCCTTGAAGATAAGAAATTTATCGAAAAGTATGTTAGTAAAGTACATAAACCTGATTGTGTTTCTGAGGAACATTTACGTCGTTATAAACATTTTAGGTCGGGTTTATTTAATAGTGAAGGGTTCTCGGATGATACTCTCAACTACTTTGAAGTTGGTGGGGGATACATAGATGAGCAAGGATGCCAGAGAGATGTTATCCCTTTGCGTAATGATGAAGGTGTTTTGGAAGGGTATAGCTTAAGAGACATACGTAAAGAATTACTGAAGGAGGAAGAGGATTATAAGTATATTATAACTGAAGGTACTAACAAAGACAGGCTTTTGTACAACTTACACAATGTAGCAGGCTTAGGTGTTTTTGGTGTGTTAGTACTTGTTGAAGGCTTTAAAGCTGTATGGCGTTTGTATGATTATGGTATTTACAATGTAGCCGCTGTTATGGGTTCGAAGGTTACTCATGGGCAGATAGACATTCTATGTAAGTACCCATTTGATCGTGTAGTGTTATTTTTTGATGGGGATGTTCCTGGAATAAAAGGTGCTACTACATCAGCATTATTGCTCCGTAATTATATAAAACATATAGATGTAGTTTATTCTACAGATGAAGGTAAAGACCCGGCCGATTTGACAAAAGAACAAGTTTATTCTTATTTAAAAAAATATATGGTGGTTTAAAGTGTGTATTGGGGAAAATTTTGTTTCGCTCACAGGCTTTATTTATAAACCTGTGCTTAATGAGTATAGTTCTGGAGCTATTCAGCTTAAAGCTAAGATGGCTTTACCAGACGGTTTGGGGAATTACCAATATCTAAATATAGTATGTTGGGGTGATATGGCCGACGCTTTGTATAAAGTTGGGCCCAAGAAGTGTGTAAGAATACATGGCCATATAGAAGAGTCTATGTATGACAAGACCTGTCGTTTTTGTGGTGGTAAAAGTAGGGTTGGTTATGTAACTATAACCGTAGATAATTTTAAGTGTATTGAGGAGTAAAATATGAGCGATAAAGTAGATACTAAAATTAGTTTAGTAG